ACAAGCAGCATTAGGTTATAGAGAATTATATCACGTTGGTAAAACAGAAATGAACTTTCAAGGTATTCCACTATTTACTGCTCCAGGTTTAGGTGCAGATAAAATGGTGGCTGCTGAATCTTCAAACTTATTCTTCGGAACAGGTCTATTAAATGATTGGCAAGAAGTTAAGTTAATTGATATGGCAGATATTGATGGAAGTCAAAATGTAAGAGTGGTATTAAGAGGAAGTGCAGGAGTACAGCACGGGATCGGTTCAGATATCGTATTATACTCTTAATAATTTGTATAACATAAAGAAAGGTAGGTGGGTATAGGCCTACTTACCTTTTTTTTTAAAAAATAATAATATGGCTTGTACACTAACAAAAGGAAGAGAACTACCTTGTAAATCAGGGGTAGGAGGAATTAAATCAATTACATTTGCAGATTATGGTACTTTAGGTGCTTTAACTATTGCAAATGAAATGATAACAGATTTTGGAGGAAGTCCAACTTTTATGAAGTTTGATGTCAAAGGTAATTCAACTATGGACACAGTTGTAACTTCATCAAGAGAAAATGGAACTACTTTCTATGAAACTACTGTTGTAATGAATCTAATCTTCCAAGAAGAAAAAACTCAAGCTGAAATTAAATTACTCGCAGTTTCGAGACCACACATCATAGTAGAAGATTATAATGGTAACTTTAGATTAGTTGGAAAAGATCACGGAGCAGAACTTACAACAGGAAATTTTTCAAGTGGGGCAAATATGGGAGACCTTTACGGCTACTCTTTGACATTTGTTTCACAAGAAACTGAAGCACCTGATTTTGTAACAACAGCAGCTTATAATGCAGAATCACAAGGTACTCAAATTGACGTAAATTAATATTAGTTTGTTTGATTTAAGAGGGGGTTTTTACCCCCTTTTTTTATGTTTTGTATTGAAATATGAATATCTGGATAGATGCACTTTTTATGCGTTCTAACAAACTTTCGGTGTTCTAGAATATATATACATTAAAAAACTGAGAAAGTGCATTAAAATAAAATTCCCTCAAGAGACTTATTAACATTTTTGAATTAAAAAAAAAGATGTATATTTACGATATGAATGTAAAACAAAACACTAAAATATGCTCTATCTGTGGAAGCGAGTACACAGGATGGGGACACAATCCAGCACCTGTAATTGATATTGTTAAACATCAAAACGCAAGGTGTTGCGACGGCTGCAATAGTGCAGTTGTTACACCTACGAGAATTGATTTGCACTTGAATAAGGTCAAACTTCAAAACTTTGTTCCTTTAATACCTCGTGCAAAGTAGGTTTATTTTTCATAGTTAAATTTTGAGCTTAAGCTCGGTTTATGATTAGGGGGGTAGAAATACCCCTCTTTTTTTTATATCAATACAAAATAGCACTTTAATTTCGATATATAAATATGAAGATTATGACAACAAGTGCTTCTTCGCAAACAATGGATGTAATTCCAAGAAGTTTTGTATCTTCTTATACATTAAAATTAAGAGACACAAGTAAAAACAAACAAGTGTTTTCAAGCTCTGTTAGTGCATCTTCTTTAGCAAATGGACAAAGAATTACAGTTACTTTCAGTCCTGTATTGAAAGAAGGTAGAACTTATGATATGGAATTATTATCTGGATCGGCAATAGTTTATAAAGACAAAATCTTTTGTACAGACCAAACTATTAATCAAGCGAATAATAATTACTATGACATTAATAGTGGAGAATATACGTTTGATGAAACAGCAGGGTCTCACGATAACGATTATATAATAGTATGAGTGATTTAAGAGTAATTAATTTAAGTAGCTATGCTACACCAAAAATTATTGAGTATAGAAATAAAGAGTGGATAGCTTATGGCGAGGACAATAATTATTTCAAGTACTTAATAGATAGATACAATGGTAGTCCTACAAACAATGCAGTTATAAATGCAATATCAGCTATGATATTTGGTAAAGGGTTAGATGCAACAGATAGTAGTTCAAAACCTGATGAGTATGCACAAATGGTATCACTATTTAATAACGACTGCGTAAGAAAACTTTGTTATGATTTGAAACTTATGGGTCAATGTGCAATACAAGTAATATACTCAAAAGACAGAAACAGAATAGCACAAGTAGAACATTTCCCTGTAGAAACTTTAAGAGCTGAAAAAGCAAGTAAAGAAGGAGATATAGAAGGATACTATTATTTTTCTGACTGGTCAGAATACAAACCTACAAGCAAACTAAAAAGAATACCTGCTTTTGGAAAAAGTAGAGAGGCCATAGAAATTTTATATGTAAAACCTTATAGAGCAGGTTTCTATTATTATAGTCCAACAGATTATACAGGTGGTACACAGTATTGCGAACTTGAAGAGGAAGTATCTAATTATCATTTGAATAATATAAAGAATGGTCTTGCACCTAGTATGTTAATTAACTTTAACAATGGTGTACCAAATGAAGAAGAGAGAGAGATGATAGAGCAAAGAATATACCAGAAATTTAGTGGTACTTCTAATGCAGGTAAATTTATTCTTGCTTTCAATGACAATGTAGAATCGTCAGCAAGTATAGAACCTGTACAATTATCAGATGCACACCAACAATATCAGTTTCTAAGTGAGGAGAGTACCAAAAAGATATTAGTATCTCATAGAGTTGTATCTCCTATGCTTATTGGTATCAAAGATCAAACAGGTTTGGGAAACAACGCAGATGAATTAAAAACTGCATCAATACTTTTAGACAATACAGTTATTAGACCTTTCCAACATTTACTTATAGATGCTTTTGACCAGATACTAGCATATAACAAAATTTCACTTAAATTATACTTTAAAACTTTACAGCCGTTAGAATTTACAGACTTAGAGAATGTAGAAGATGAAGAAACAAAAGAAGAAGAAACAGGTGTAAAATTAAAGCAAGAAGATTTATCAGATGAAGAGTTTGATATAATATTAGATGAGCTTAGAGGAGAGGTAATTTCAAATAGATGGGAAGAGGTAGATGCAAGAGAATACAGCGAGGAGAATGAAAATATAGAAGAATGGGCAAGTAAAAATATAGAGAGTAAAGAACAACAGTTAGAAAAAAAGAGTATTGATAGTAAAAAAAGTGGTTTTAGTTATTTAGACAAATCACTTTATAAAGTAAGATATAAATATTCACAAAAATACTCAAGTGGTAAATCACGACAATTTTGTAGAATAATGATGGCAAGAAGTGGTAGAGGAGTTGTTTACAGATTAGAAGATATAGACAAAGCAAGTAGAGCTGGTGTAAATAAATCTTTTGGCCATAAAGGTAAAGCATACGATTTATTTAAATACAAAGGTGGTGTAAACTGTGGACATTTTTTTAGTGAAGTCTTATATAGGCTAAAATCTAAAACAATGAAAAAGAAAATACAAAACTATGATGAAGTAAAAAGCATACCAAAGAGTTATAGGCCAAGACCAGCAGGACATAAAAAGGCAAAGGTAGCTCCAAAAGATATGCCAAATAACGGACATCATCCAAATTATAATAAATAGAAATGGCAACAGCATTATTCATAAAACCAATAGATTTAAAGAGGAACTCAATTATTGACGGATCGGTGGACGTGGACAAGTTTATCGGATTTGTGAAAATAGCGCAACAGATACACATTAGAAATTATTTAGGTACAGATTTATATAATAAAATATCAAATGATATATTAGGTACAGGAGGTGCATCACTTACAGGTAACTATCTAAATTTAGTAAATGATTACATACAACCTATGTTAATACACTTTGCTATGGTAGATTATTTACCTTTTGCAGCTTATACTTTAAAAAATGGTGGCCTATTTAAACACACAAGCGAAAATAGCGAGGGTGTAAGTAAAGAAGAAGTAGATTACTTAATTGAAAAACATCGAGATATAGCTGAATATTATTCAAGAAGATTCATTGACTATATGAGTTTTAATCAAAGTTTATTTCCAGAATATACAAGTAATACAAATGATGATATACACCCTGATAAAGATGCTTTATTCAATGGATGGGTTTTATGAGGTACAAAGTAAAGAAGAAAAATATTGACAAATTAATTACATATTTAAAAAGTAATGGCAACATTAACAAACACACAAATATCGGTAACGTATGTAGGGTTATTAAAAACAAGTGCTAATACTGTTTTAAGTTCTACTGCTCAACAAATAACTGACGGCTCTGGTAATAATAGTATTTTATATTTATCAACAGCAGGAGTTGGTATTGGTGGAGCAGCAGCTAGTGGAAAAGAATTAGATGTAACAGGTAATGTACAAATTACAGGCGATCTTATTGTAGATAATATAAAAATAGATGGCAACACAATATCAGCAGAAAGTGGTGTAGTTACTTTGGCAAATGGTGCGATAGCTACTACACAAAGTCAAAATGATAATTCGACAAAGATAGCAACAACTGCTTATGTAGATGCTGCAATAGATGGTGTAGATACACTTGCTGAAATACTTGCTAATGGTAATACGACAGGTGGTAACAATATAGTTTTTGGAGATAGTGCAACAATAGGTACAGATGATACATTAATTTTTGGTGCTGGTAACGATTTAAGA